CCGATTACGCGGTGACGGTCGTCCTTGAGGAGTTCAACGCCTGGGAGCGGCAGACCATCGACACGATCCAGGTTGGGGACCGGAAAGCCCTGGTGGCCGCCAAGGATCTGACCGTCGCTCCGGCAGTCGACCACCTACTGCTGCTGGGAGGGGTGGAGTTCCGGGTCGTGGCCGTAGAAACCCTCGATCCCGGGGGGACACCCCTGGTCTACTCCCTCCAGGTCCGCAAATGACCCCCGAGAAGCCCCTACAACGCCCCTTCCAGGGCCAACCGTCCCCAGGGGAGGAGATCTACCCTCAGGCTGCCCTTGAGGCTCTCTGTGGGGGTACCAGGTGAGACAGCGGGATTCCTCTGGCCGGTTCATCGGTGGGGGCGGCTCGAAAAGGTCCCCGAAGGTCCCTGGGGGTCGGGTGGTCTCAGACAACTTCGCCGAGTTCGCTGCGGGGCTGGATCAAGCTGCAGCTAAGGCGCTCGACCGAGCCAACATGGTCAAACGGCGGATCGCGCTGGAGTTGCTCAAGAAGATCATCGAGCGGACGCCAGTACGGACCGGCCGGCTGCGGGGGAACTGGCAAGCATCGCTCAACGGTCGAGCTTCAGGTGAGATCGAGATCGGTAGGAAGGTCAGGACCGGTGAACGGATCTCCGAAGGGGAAGCGTCAGCCATCGGCACCCAAGCGATCATCGCTGGCTCGGCAGTGATTGGTCGGGTCCGTCCAGGCGAAGACATCTACCTGACCAACAACCTGCCGTACACGATGCTGATCGAAAAGGGCGGCTCGCAGAAGCAAGCACCGGCAGGGATGGTCGCGGTCAGCTTGGCCGAGATCCGTGCCGCGCGACTGCTGTAGGAACGAGGCTATGGACTACGTCACCGCGAAAGCAACGATCCTCGACCGCTTCAAGGATCAGTGGGACATCCTCCATCCCGAGATTAGCGGTGTTCGTGATGTGCCGGTGGCATGGCCGGCGCTGCCGTACGATCCGGGTAAGCTGTCCCATTTCAACCCGGCGAGTCAGACCGGGTGGGTGCGTGTCACCGTCCTGACTGGAGAGACCCGACAAGCGTCGATCTCTGGAGCACACCGTCGGTGGCGCACGCCTGGTGTAGTGATCGTCAACGTCTTCACCCGCGCCGGCATGGGCGAGAAAGACGGGCTGGAGATCGCTGACGATGTCGTGTCCGCCTTACAGGGCGTGACGGTTTCAGGCGTGGTCTTGCAAGCTGCGTCTGTAGAGTTCATCGGGACTGACGAAACTGGAGCGTGGACGCAGCACAACGTGCGCACGGTGTTTCGCTTCGACGCGCTCCAATCCTAAACCCTCTGAGGGGAGAAGATCGAGATGGCTGACGCCAATCTGTTCCAGCTTTCGTACGTGCGAGAAGTCACCTGGGGGGCAACCCCCAACAGCGCTTTCACCGAGCTGCCCATCGTTTCGGGAGCCATGACCCACGGCCAGGAGACCGTCCGGTCGGCGACCCTGCGAGACGACGCGCAGTTGGCCGACAGCAAGCGGGTCGGGGTCGCGCCCGGAGCGAACTACAGCTTCGAGCTTGCCGCCCGGCTCTACGACACCTTCATGCGGGACGCCGTCCGCGCTTCCGCGGACTGGTCAACCGCAGTCAACGTCGCCGGCACCGACATCGCCGCCGATTCGTCAGGGAACCAGTACACCTCGACCATCACCGACCTGTCGACCAACGTGTCCGTCGGGCAGTGGATCTACGTCGCCGGGTTCACCACCACCGGCAACAACGGCTGGGCGAAGGTGACCGCTGTCAGCACCTACTCGATGACGGTCAGCGGGATTACCCTGGTCGACGAGGTCGCCGGCGACGCGATCACCATCAAGGGGTCGCAGATCCGCAACGGCACGCCGAAGGGCTCCTACAGCCTGCAGCACAACTACACCGACCTGACCAACCGCTGGCACATCCTCACCGGGGCCAGGGTCAACAACTTCACGATGGAGCAGACCCCGGGAGGGATCATCGCCTGTACGATGGCGTTCGACGGCAAGCAGCGAGCGCAGGCCGCGGCCGGTGGCGGAACGGGGGTGGTGACCGACGCCGCCAACGAAGATGTCGTGACCGAGGTTGACGGGTTCGATCAGGTGTGGATCGATACCGCCGCGATCAGCTACGACGTCTACAAGCTGTCGTTGGCCATCGGGGTCCCGGCGATCCCTCGCAAGCCGTTGGGGAGCCTCTACCGGGGAGCCATCGGTCAGGGAGCGCTCAACGTCACCGGCAGCATCGAGTTCCTGCTGGACGACAACACCTGGGCGTATGACACCAAGTGGCAGGCGTTCACCAAGTTCATGCTGGCGTTCAGCTTGGACATGCAGGGCGGCGACCGCTACCACTTCGAGCTTCCCCAGGTGGCCTTCACCGAAGAGCCGGGGAACATCCCGGGGAACGACCAGGACATCATCCTGTCGTTCGGCTTCAACGCTGAGCCAGGTGGAGCCTTCGGCTCGCCGGCCGCCGAGAAGACCATCCAGATCTGCCGCGTCCAGGCGTAAGCGCGGTGGGGAAACCCTACAACCGATCTCGGCGCAGCCGTGGTCCTGCGCCGAAACGGTCTGGCCAGACCACCGAGGGGAAGGGGCTTTGTAGGGGGTCCCTTCCCCTCACCCCTACAGGAGAGCTCACGATGACCGAGCAGGAAGTGACTACCGAGGGAGTCGATGTCTTCGAAGCGTTCGCACTGGATCTGACCGCCGAGAAGGAAGGGCGCTGGTTCAGGAACGTCCGGCCGGGGTTAGATCTGCTAATCGGCCGGACCAACGGCCCGGAGTACCAGAGGCTCTTCGAGCGGAAGATGCGCGAGGCGCAAGCGCTGGTCGATGCTGGCGAACTGGACAGCGAGACCACCGAGCAGATCATGGTTGAGTGCATCGCCGAGAAGGTCCTGCTCGGGTGGGGCGGGACGAAGGGGATGGCTTTCCAAGGGGAGAAGCTGGCGTACTCGCCGGCCAACTCGCTGAAGGTCCTCTCCCCACCGGCAATGCGCGACTTCCGCAATCTCGTCTGGAACCTCGGGAGCAATGCGGAAAACTACCGCCAGCGAACCCTCCGAGACGACGCAAAAAACTGACCGAGGCGTTGCGGTGGCAGCTTCGCCACGGCCCGCATCGCCAACGTCAGTTGCGTCGTGCTCGACGCGGCAAGAAAACCCGGGGCACTCGCTTAGCGGCGAGCCCGCCCCGGGTTCCGGCGTTTCTGCAATGGGTATGGGAAGCCTTCTTCGTGCTGTCCGCTTCGCGGCCGTTCGTCGGGGGGATGGCCGCGGTCGGCGAGGAGACGGGCCAGACATCGGAGATGTTGAAACGTCTCGCCGTGTACTACGAAGAGGAGGTTGACCGCAAGACCAAAGATATGTCGACAATCGTCGAGCCGTTCCTCATGGTTATCATCGGCGGAGCCGTCGGATT